TGACTAACGTGGAAGGTTCTTAGGATTGGGAATGGAAAGAAACTACGAAAACTTTGAAAGAAACAAGTGAAAATCACTAGATCGTCCATGTGAACTGACCGAGAAATTTCAGAAATTTCTAAAGTATGATGTCGTAATCTATACACACGTAAGGGAAACAAGGCTTTGATATTTAGAAGAGATCCAGGACTGGAGTCAGTGATAAAGAGATAATACATCTGAGATAACCAGTATTAGATGGATGTGATAAATGAGTGAGCCGTCGTCCGAAAACCCCACTATGGAGTGAATTAGGATTTGGGCTAAATAAGCATGTTTTAAGGATGAAAGTCCGCGGGGAGAGCAATTGCATATAAATCACCGGATAACGGAGCACCAGCTCCCGTACCTCCAGTAAAAGTTATTGAACCACCATCAGTGATTCGAAGGAAAATATTCCAATTGCTCCCTCCAGTTTGATTATATAAAAGTAAAGATCCGCCGGGACCCTGAGAGTTATTAGCTCCACTAGAGTAAAGGGAAAGACCGGCGACGCCCCCAGTCACGGAAGCGCCCATTGGGGCCTGTAAAAGAAGAGCGGATAAAGAGGCAACATTCACGTTGTAAGTAACGAGGACATTACCAGTGTATCCAACAGGCCAATTAATGGTATCAAGGGCTGTTCCGGCACTTGCTGAGAGAGTGGTCCCCATATCTGAATAATTAGTCTTAATAGGTGGGGTTGCCAAAGTGCCGAAATAATTAGCCCCGCCAGGATTGCACGAGGCGGGATTTAATATGAAATGATCCGCTATATCTACTGATGAACCTAATTTGGGTTTGAAGAGAGTCACATCATAAGTAACCCACAGTTCACCAACGTTAACGGATGTACCTTGCATGCCAACAGTAGCAATGTTAAAATTGCCCCAGTCGTACAATCGAAGATCGCCAGTTGCAGGTGTCGAAGCTCGAGTGAACAAAACTGAGGTGGGAGTTTCAATTTTAGCGCATTCTACGGGGTGTAATAAATCTACTGAAGGCTTAGAAGAGCAAGTATACTGGTATTGTTCCATTGAAAACTTATTAGTAAAGGGGGGAGACAATACGTTATAGCCTGTGGTCATAATCACGGTTCCAGAGGCAGTGTTTGTGGAAGCTAAAGCATCATAAGAATTGGACTTAAACTCATAGACCGCTCCATTGAGTTTGTACTCCTCATAGTTCTCTGCAGTGGCAGATAACCAGGGAAATGATGCTAGCAAAGCAGGTTGAATTGCTATTGTTTGAATTTTAAAAGCACCCGCAACCGAAGAAGTAACTACATCAAACATGTACTCTCGGTGTGTGATACGAGTGCCAGCGCGGATGGCTTTGAAAGCAGGTAAGCGATCAATGCCTGAGGTGAGCGAATTGGAATTTACTTTGTAGTCTCCAAATCCGGTAACAGTACGAAACAAGCTACCAGCCGCAGCACCTGCAAGAGCCCCAGTGGGGCCAAAGATACTACCAACAGTACGTCCTAACGCAGGAGCACTAAACCGAGACTTTCCGGGTCTTGGTCTAGGGCGCCTAGCTACGGGACGCATTGGTGGTCGTAAACCTCGTTTCTTGGGTTGAGTTTTGGTTTTCTGTTTGCGAGTAGACATTGTAGGTGCGTTACGAAATGATGTTTCAGGTGTAACGCAAATAACCAGGTAGCCAAGTCTACCTGGTCATGTCATTCGCATAGGGCTCTCAACGAGCCCTGGGTCTCCAGATGCCCTCGGTTCGCGATCCCCCATTGGTATCAGGGACGGCTGCGAAGGACTTCGGATCCTGAGAAAGTACCGGAGACAATGGTACAGGTAAGAAAGCCTGACTAACTGGAGTAGAAAAAGATACTTTACTAGTGGTCTTGAGGATGGGTATTCTACTTTTAGTAATGTCCAAACCACGGACAATATTGTAACCAGTTTTGGCAGGGTTAGAATTGTTGGAACGTGCGGGAACAGGGTATTTAGAGTCAAAATCGGTAGGTGGGGAGGCCACTTCCCCGAGCTTGACAGGCACGTAAACTTTGAGAGAGCTAGGCTTGTGAATTTTCCGCTGCATCGCAGGTTTGAGAGTGACGCCTAGTGGTAATACGTTACCATCAACAACGACTGGAATGTCTGACTTGGCAGCAACAGGTTCCATGAAGATTGGTGCATTCATAAGTTTTTCTAGAGTGTCGGCAGTCAACAACCAAGCAGTAAACTTCTTATAATTGAAGTCTGGCATGGCTGACTCGACATAATCCATCATCCATTGTGCGGCTATGTTGGGATATTGAACTTCCTTGTCAAATTTGGATAGCCAGGTTCTGATGGGTTTGGTGAGATCATTGGCAACAATTTCTTGTCCATAAACTGAGTGTACTCTTGAACAGAAATCGCCAATAATGGGAGTGGATTGGTCTGTAAGGATGAAGGAACGAACCTTCTCCAGTAACTTCAACTGCGGTGTTACGTTAACACCAGTGTTGACCGTCAGATGTAACTTACTCATTTGCCTGAGAATGTCACAACACGTGTTGGTATCACCATACCAAACGTTAGCTGAATACTGACGGGCTAAGAATTTAATGCCGAAGGAACCACGCGTGATTACCTCACACGTAACCTCCTGACCTATTGTTGAAGCTGCTTGTTTATAAATGTCTTCTTCGACGTTGGCAGTGAGACCATCATCACCACCATAGATTCCAAGCATTTTGTAAGCGTCCGCTGGTTGAAAATGAATATCATCGACTTTAGTAAGTCGAAGTGCTAGATATGCCGTGAAGGCATTAACCAACGAATTAAACAGTGACGTCTCCGGAGACCCAGATGCACGCGCAAACTCAAGTTCATATCTGGAATCAAAGAAACCATACGCTTTTAATCTGAACTGAGCACTGTGTAAGTCCAATAGATTAGGATGATGTTCCTGTCTGAATGCTCGCATGAGGACTATTTTCTCCAGCTCCCTCATGACATTCGAACCATGTCCATCGAACTTAGCAAAGTCTGTGTTTGTGGCAAAGGCCGCCCCTGATAATACTTCCGCAACACGGATTGCAATTTCACAGGGTTTACGACCAAAAGCATACCACGGCTGAACCTTGAGAATAGCCTCTAAGGCGTAAATATATCTACAATATTCACGCTTGTCCACTGGATTCATAACGGAAACGGGACGAGGAGCCTTGACGTTGGCATAAGGTTCTTTCTTCATAAACATATTAACAAGCCGTTTTGGCAGAGAAGATTCTGCAGCTTGGAGAGTTCTACGTTGAGCAGGACGTGATTGTCGATTCATCACCTCTTCATAATCGACTGGATCCATTGAATGCTTAATTTCATTAGGTATTAAGAGTTCAGCAAACTCTTGCATACAACGGGCAAGGAAGGAAGATAACGGGAGATTTTTAGGTCGAGGTCGTTCAACTCGAGCACTAATACACTCCTCCTCGTTATTAACGCACATAGCAGGTATAAAACCACCATGAACCAGCGGAGTCATAAAAGGTTTCATGGGTAGTTTGGCATTGGGATAATAATTCATAGGATTATATTGATAAACCCGAGTGCCCTCAGAGACAGGACAAACAATATCGGGTTTAATACCGCTGATCTTAGCATCACGGTGATACTCCAACAACGGAGCGGCAGCAACGCGATCTCCTTCTACAAACGAAAGAACAACGGGCATAGATAAAGGATATGATCCAGAGCGAGCGACAGCAGCTATGGTATCATCAACTTGGATTGGAACAGTTGAACTGGAGTAAGACCCAGGTTTTCCGGTGGATGACATCATACCAGCAGAAGAACTAGTACGAAGACGAAGATATCCATCAGAGAATACTTTCAACCGTGATAAATCTCTCCCACTGATACAGGCCCAAACAGCCAATGAACCAAGTAATGACCAAGAACCTACAGGTGAAAGAAGAATCAGTTCGTGGTCAGGAGAGGTGGCCCTCCTATCAACTAGGAAGGCCGAGGTTTTGTACCTAATACCTAATATAGATTTATGAACTAATAGGTGATCGGTACTATAATTCCACACATTATGTAAGTAGCTACTGCCTCCGGTGACGCAGTATTCTACTTTATCATTCTCCAGAAAAGTGTAAGCATATGTATCGGTAACCTTAGCAACTTGGTCTGGTTGGAATGTATGTATGAGAGTTGGGTGTGGATTGTCGCAAAGAAAGGAGGGCATATTAATATATTGGTCAGTATCAACAAAAGCTATTAATGGATTGGTTGGTACTACCATCATAGTAGGAGCAATAGGCAAATCTTTTGCCCAATAGAAAGCTCGACTACCATCACGACCGCGACGTTCGTCTTCACGTGATTTCTGAACTGAATAATGAGTTAGTCCTAGAACAGCGCTAAAGCGCTCCATGAAGCTTACGGCAGCGTTGCGATCTGATGCTGCTTTGGGGTGAGTGTGAGTAGGATCGGTTCTAACAACAGTGTAAGGTAAGCCGTTAAAGGAACGGCGCACTACCTCAGGCCGAAGAGAGGGCTGTGTCATTAGGCGATAAACGAAGGTAGACTTGATATGCTGAATTCGTGAACTCTCGTGTGTGAAGAATAATTTCACGAGCGCATAAGTGCAAGTAACCCCGGTGAGAACGATTACCACTTCGCGAGAAGTCATACTAAAAATACGGACAATCGCGTTAAGAGTTAGACGAGCAAGCGCGCGTAGCATTGCGCAACGTGGCATTCCATGGAGTATGGAAATCACGATTGTTGGCACCCGATATACTGTGCTTGCCAACGCTCTAATGGGTGTATACGTGTACCGAGTGCACACGTTAAACCCTGACTGAGCAATCCCCATAAGGGATAAAGTATTTGATGTAATACTCATGTGAACAGGCGTTACGAAATTTGAATTTGTTTGTATAGCTAAAT